CAGCGGGTCTCCTAGCTTGGACAGTTTGCTTTCACGTTCTTCGGCGGCGAACAGGCTCTTCATGGGTGTGTCTCGGTCAGGGGGCAGGTCAGATCATGCCAGAACGGGAGGTTTCTGGAAGTCCCCTCTCCACTATCTCGGACAAGAAAAGCGGCCTGGGCGCATCCATCAGCACCCAAAGGATTTGCTTGGCGATACTCGGCGAGGCCTTCACCTTACGCCGCCTTCCTGATTTGCTCGCGCCATACCCGGCCAAAGCGCACGGTGGCCGCCAGCAACAGGGTGTCGAAGGCCCTGGCGCTCATGGCCAGCCGGCGCGCGATGTCCTCGTTCGCCAGATGCGGGTAATGGACGTGGCGCGCGCGCAGTGCTGCCTTCTCGCCCTGGTGCAACTGGTTCACCATCTGCTCGACCTGGCTGGCGATCAGCGGGCTATAGCGGACCTCGCAGCGGCGCCTCGCCGTCTCGGCATCCTCGGCGAACCGGTAGCGCTCCGGGTCGCTGGCATAGCGCCCCTCAATCGAAAACGTGGTGCCGCGCCAGCTGCCGCTGTCGTTCAGCCACTTTCCCCACTGTGCCAATGCTGCTGCCGGTTCGATCATGGCCGCCTCACGCCGCGAACAGTGCGCCGGCGATTTCGCGCACGGTCACTTCCACGCCGGGCTTATCCGCGTAGCGCTTCCGCACGACGATATCGCAGGCCTGGACGTCATCCACCCAGACCACGCCGTTGATGCCGTCGAAGATGGCCTTGATCACGTTGTCCGCGTCCGGCTTCTTCGTCGGGTACACCTGGCCCTGCAGCGCGGCCGCTTGCTTCTTCTTGCTCCAGCTGGACGGCACCGGCAGGAACATGGAGATTTCGACATCAGCAGGGCCGGCGATCAGCGGGTTGCCGGCCATTGCCTCCTGCGCCGCCAGGGCGATCAGGGATTCGTAATTCGCGGTCTTCTCCGGCGTGTACATCTGGGCGAACTTGCCCCCGCGGCTGCTCACCTTGGGGCGGCCCTTGCCTACCGGCGCGCCTGGCACAAAAAACGAAATGTTCATCACTGCCCTTTCTTGTTCGATTTGGCGAAGTGCTCCTCGCACCGTGCCATGTGGTCCTGGGCCGGGCCGGCGCCAACCGACAGCATGGCGCCCTCCGGCGTGAACGCCCGGTAGATCGAGTCGCCGCTGGCGCCGTGGCCGTACTTCACGACGCTATAGCCGCGCCATTCCATCGTGTCGTCGGCGGTCTTGACCCATTCGGTCACGCGGCTTCCTCCCCGTGGTCATTGGCGGCATGCATCATGTTCGACCCCTGCAGGTACTGGACCAGCGCCGGCGGCACCTGCTTACCCGAATCCCGGATGGCCTCCGCGGCCATGCGCTTGCCGATCATCCCGCCGCGATACACGCCCCTGCCGGCCTCCTCGGCAATCTTGAACGCCCAATCCAACTTACGGGCGCTGTCTGCCGGGATGGCCATGCTGCGAGCCGCGCGCTTGACCTCGGCCATTTGAGCCACGGATTCTTCACGGCTCATCCTAGGCCCAGTGAGCTGGTTCGGGTTGTACTCCGGCGCCGGCGGTTGAAACTCTCGGGTGCAGCAGGCCATCACGAACTCATCCGCGCTTGGCGGGTACTTGAAACGGCAAGTCAGGCCATGCTGGATGTCCGCGTTATTCAATTTCCGGAGCTCGTAGGCCCAAACGTCCATGGCCTCCAGCAAGCCAGGGTCTACCATCTTCCCCGTGACGGCATCGAGCACCTTCTCGTCATCGGTCCGGAACTTGTCCACGAAGCCGTTTCCAAAGCGACCGCGCAGAGTGCGGAAGACGAAGCGGATGGTTTGCGAATCAGCGGAACTCATTGGCGGCCTCCAGGTACGGGACTTCACGGTATTGGGAACCCACGCCAAGCGCGGCACAGTCAGCGGCACGGCTGGATTGCTTGGTCTGCTTTCGGGACTCGGTCACCTTGTCCCGGTCGGCGTTGTACTGCTGCTGGTCCAGCATCCACTTGCGGAACTGGGCCTCCCAGGCTTTGAGGTCGGCACGGGTTTCGCTTTTCGCCTGGTAGTGAGCGACGAAGCGATCTACCTCGGTCTCCAGATTCAGGCCAAGGGATGGTGCCTTTGCCGCGTCCACCCTGGCCGGTTGAAAGTCATCAGGGACAGGGATGCCGGGTTGTCCCCTTGCCCGCGCGTCACCCACTACGGAAGACACGTTAGTGTCTGTAGTAGTGGGTTTATCTATATCCCTGTCCCTTGGATCGTGTTTCCCGAGGGACTTTGGCGGGACATCTACTGCTTGTCCCCCCTCATTATCTAGGATGTCCCTGGGGACATTTGCTTGCTGTCCCTCGGGACGATTCTGGGACAACCACTCTTCAAAAGTAGGAGGGTTGTACGGTTGCTTTTTCCGCTGGCAGTACTTCTTGATGCGCGCGCACTCCGTAGTCCAGCGCTGCTTCAGCTTTGACTTCCAGGCCTCTGCCGCCTTCTCTGCAATCACTGGATGGTAAAGGCGCCCATCGCTGCACTTGATCCAACCACGCAGGGCACCTTCGCGCACCTTTTGCCACTCCTTCACTACGCGACCATAGCCCGCAAGGCGAGCAAGGACTGTGTCGTCGTCTGGAAGGCTTGAAGCTGGCACCTGATGCCAACTTGCGCACCATAGCAGCAGGCCGGCTCGGAATTCCTCGCCATCGGACAGGGCCGCGAAGTCGCTATCCCGGAGTCGCGAGACATCAAGGGGCATGAAGGCGAAATCGCGCAAGTCGCAATCTGGGGAGATTAAGGGGGCGTTGCTCATCATCGACCCTCTAGTTATCCCCTCACCAGCGGGGCATCATCCACCTTGGCGAACTCCAGCTCCCAGCCGGCCAACTGCCCGGCGATCTGGCGCATAGCCTGACGCGCGTGCTTGATCTGCTCGCGGTCGTCGTGGTCCACCTTGCCGTCTGCGATGATCTCGGCGAGGTGGACGAACAGGTCGGCGGTGGTGCGCATCGTGGCGCCCAGCGTTGCCGCGTCGGCGGTGGTGTCGTTGGCCACCGCCAGCATGCCGTGGACCTTGAGCAGGTCGGCCAGGCACCCGTCGCGGTACTTGCCTTCCAGGGTGGAGATCCAGGCATCGAGGATTTCCAGGGGAAGTTTCACGTTTCGCTTGAGCCAGCGATCAGTTACCAGCGCGTTCTTGCGTTTGATCGCGAAGAAGTCGTCCACCGTCCCATCAACCGGGATTTCCTCCAGCGGGCAGGCGCGCCGGCCTTCCGGCGTCATGGCCAGGTAGTTCTCAGTTAGCGCCTCGGCAAACTGGGCAATCGGCTGGCGCGTTTCTTCCATCTGCTGAAGTGCCCACGCGAGCAGTGTGTCGGTGGGAGATACAAAGTGAGACATTTGCATCGTGTTTCCTTTGGGCCTAATGACATAGCATTAAGTCGTAATTGATGATCTCGACGCCCTGACCTTGGATGTGTTGCAAGTCTGCAAACAAGAACTACTTGCGCAGCTTGTTAAACCATTCCCCAGCCCGATGCGCTGACTATGTTTTCTGAGTGCCGCTCAATTTTGAGGGCCAGACGAAGCGATGGCGTCCGATGTTTGCCGGCAAGTTGATACATATAAGCAACTGATGTACCACACTTTTTTGCAAACTCTGATCGCTCTGTCTTGCTCAGTGTGCGGAGGTATTCATGTAGTTTCATGATCCAAAATGTAGCACATTGCTAAACATTGAACAACACAAGTTCAACAAGTCGCTTATTTCGCTACTTGCTAAACATTCCTACCATATAGGGATGGAACTTGATGTCTTTGAAATTCGCCGGATCAACCTGGATTCGATACTTGCTGGACGAGGCAAGGCGGCAGCGATTGCTGCAAAAACAGGTACGGCCGCCTCTTACCTTTCTTCCGTGAAGAAGGGCGACCGGCGCCTGGGGGACGAGCTCGCGCGCAGAATTGAAGAAGCCGAGTCGTTGGAGAAGGGTTGGTTGGATCGCATGCATGGCGAGCTGAGGCACGCATATGGTTCGGAGGATGTTCTGCCGACCGATAACTTAATCGTCGCAGATACCCTTCTTGAGGTGGCAAGGCAAGTGAAGGCTCGGGGCCATGATGAAGTGCTGGAGCTGATCAAACTGCTGGCCGACAACAAGGATGAAATCTTCAATAAAAAAAGCGACTGAAGCCAGTCGCTTTTTCCGCTTTACCTCAACTCAATCCCCTTCAAAATCTCCCGTGCCGCAGCCAGCATCCCTGCTACATCGCCCCCGTAGTTCATGATCTTTTTCCCATCCCGTCTTACCGCAAGATAGAAAAAACTGACCAGATCATCGGCGCCGCCTGTTTGAGTCCGCGGCCTGAAATGATGACAAGAAGCTGTGTGTGTACACGTGGCGCCAGGGTCAAGGGGTACTTCGGTGTTACCGCAGTGCATTTCTTACTCCGTTTCGTCGTCGAGCTAAGGGCCTATCTGTCATGTGTCAGTTCTGACATGTGAGGGTCATACTGATCTTGAATGCAAATATTGTCCCATCTGACATCGTTCAGAGTCACTGTGTAAAATTCTAGTTAACAGAAATATTCTGTACTGATGGCGAGTTTAGAAAAACTTAACAAGCTATGAGTTTTCTCCCGCTCCCAACTTGAACATCAACTGCTCCATCGTGGTACAGCCGTACTCGGCTTTCAGCTGGTCAAGGCTGTATCTCAGCCCATTAAGAGACATGTTCAATTGTAATGCGGCCTGCCGCTGTGTTAAGCCCTGGTTCAGTATCAGGTTTATTATCATTCTCTGATTGACTGTCATTTTTGCTAGTAATCTGTTTGAAGCAAAAACTCTATAGGCAACATCCGCAAAATCGGGCATTAGGATTTCCAGCAGCTCGCGCGCTGGGCGCTGAGTCTCCACATCCTCGCCGATCAGGGACAGAATCAGCCGGCAGTCTGGCCATGCCGCTTTGTACGAGAGACCATGCGTCAGGCCACTGGCGACCACGCCGCGGTGGAAGCGCTCTTCCAACTGCGTCTTGGGCCTCATGCCCAGCAGCAAGGGCGACCAAGGGAAAACAATGCCTGAGGGGCCGAGGGCGACGGGGTCGACTGTGTCATAGCGCGCGGCCGCGTATTGCTCCAGCCAAGAAGCCGGCCAGCCCAGATTGATGTGCATGCCCTCATCGAAGCCGTCATCCCCGAAAAACGCCACAAGGATCAGCGGCGCGCCGCCGGTAGTCACCCGCACGAGGGACAGGGCGGCGGCGAGGTCATCCTTGGTTTTGACTCGGATCAACAGCCGGCGAAGCACCGCAGTGTCGTGGACGGCGGCGCCGGCACGGTTGCGGAACAGCTCGATGGCTTCGGGGAGATTCGACAGGGTTATCTGCATTAAATGGCCTCCTCATTGTTCAAGGTAGGTTATTCGATGGAGCAAAAATACCCTGTCTCGTGACGTTACTGAATGACAAATAAAAAGCCCGCTTGCGCGGGCTGCCTGGCCGGGTGGGTTCTATTTGGGGAGATTTTGCCCTGCCTGTCCTAAGTATAGAGGAGGCGATTCTAAGATCAAGAGTGATTCGCTATGAAGTAAACGGCCGCCACCAGAGCCGACCCAAAGCCACAAACGAACGTCACCAGCTTCCCGGTCTGGGCGTTAATTTCCTTGTGCAAGTCAGCGCGCAGAGATCAAATCTCGCCAGTCAAATCTTCCTTGGTGGCCATGATGCGCTCTCTCACTGTAAGACGCGTCTCAACCCCCGTGAGGCGGTCGCGGGAGGTTTCTGCGCTGGTTTCGAGCTTCGACACGCGGGCTTACATGACCCCATTATGAGGCGGCCCGTCTCCCCCTGCAAGTTTTCCCACCTTGCTTGGTCATCATTAAGCAGTTGCGTCACTTCATCACAAAGCTTACCCAAAAACACTTCCCAACAATGCCACTTGTACCTTTACATTGCTCTTTGCTATAAGGACTAGCAGTAGGTCTGCCTTTTGGTGATTTGGAACTTGCTCATTCGGCCCCAGGCGTATGCGCAAGCTATGATTTGTGCAACCATTCGCGTTTTATGACCGTCTGACATTACTTGGCGCCAACTTGAACTACCGATTTTTTTAGCCTCTCCAACAGTGAGCACCTGCGCCCACAGGACTCAGAACATGGTGTTCTGATTCGCTGCGATCTCTGGGATTGGTTGGTTGACGTCCCAGTGCTCAACGATCTTTCCTTCTTCGAGCTTGAAGATATCAACGATGGCGTTTCCACGTGTTCCGGGCTCACGAACCGCGTGAACATGAAGGATCACGTAATCCCCATCCACGAAGGAATTTTTGATCTCGCTGTGGGACTGTGGATACTTCTCTCGGAGAAACGCGATGAATTTACGAAACCCTTCAGGACCATCAGCTGCGTTCGGGTTGTGCTGAACATATCGGTTGCCAATGTATTTAATCGCAGCGTCAGCGTCTTTCTGGTTCAGTCCCTTCTCATAGAAAGTCAGAACAGCAAGCCGGTTGGCTTCGGCTCGCGAAGACACGTTTTGGCTGGATGCCACGACTGGGAGCGCGATGAAGATTGTGGCAGCTGCCACGGTCTGGAACTTGCTCATGCTAGTTTCCTTAGGTCGACAAGTGCATTAAGTGGCCGCGATGGAGTTTTACAGGCAACGGATAGCATCGCAGGCGCAGTCGTTTGAAACTGAAACAACCACGGCCTGCTATGCAGTCACAACACTATTAATGGCAAGCTGTTGGTCGGATTCAATGAAACCAACTACTCCACTTAGGCCCAGCGCGCAGCGTTGTCGCGGGCAAATTGTGCGAAGGACCTCGGCGCGCGGCCGGTAAGTCGCTTCACATCGTCTGAGACACTGGCCGCGAGACCTGCGCTGACTAGTCGGTTCAGTGAGTCGAGCCAATCAACCAACTCAACCGGCAACTTCCAATCGTCGCGCATCGCCGCAGCAGCAGCCTCCGGTGGGATTGACTGGAAGACGACCTCGCGTCCTAGAACTTGCGAAAGCTGAGCCATGCGCTCGGTGTCGGTGAGTGCTTCAGCACCAGTGAGCACATAGGCTTGTCCAGCATGCGGTTTTGGATCATTAAGGATTATCGCCGCCACTTGGGCGATATCCCGGGCGTCGATCAGGCTTTCCGGAGCGTTGGCTGTCGCGCCGTAGACGATACCGGCGCGCACCATGGGTGCCTTAAACGAAAGGTAGTTCTGCATATACGTCGCATTGCGTAGGAAGGTGCAAGCAATGCCAGTGGAAGCCAGGATTTCGTCAATCTCACGCTGCAGGCGAGGCAGCGAATATGGTGCTGCCGTGTCGAGCACCAAGCCACTGGAGCGCACTATGTGCTGCACGCCTGCAGCCTTGGCAGCTGCCGCCACATTGCGCGCCCGTTGCACTTTTCCCGGGGCGAGGGGCAGCAACACGAAGAGCGTATGCACGCCTGAGAAAGCGGCAGTCAACGAGGCCGTGTCGTCGAAGTCACCACGTCGTATGGCACTGTCAGGGGTGGCGAATTCGCGTGCAGACAGTACGTCGAATGGGATGTCCGCGGCCTTTAGCTGTGCCACAACTTCCCGGCCAATGATGCCAGTCGCGCCTGTTACGAGAATTGAGTGATTCATCTGGCCCTCCTTAAGGGTATGTTCACTACTGAAAGGGTGCGTTCACCACTGCCCCCAGGGCCCACTGTATTGCCGCTGAACCACCACTTACAAGTTATATTCAGTTACAACACCTGTAATCTAACGTTTGTGTAGCAGCTTTGCTACACAAATCAGGGCTAATGTCAGCCCAGCTATCAGGAATGCCCCCCTACAGATGTCAACGAATTCTGAGACGTCCCTCTTGATCCGGTCCTTTGACTGGAGGGCGGCGATTGGTTGCCCTTGCCCGTCTCAAGCCACTGCGGCGTGACACCAAGGGCCCGGGCAATGTCCAGGATCCGGGTAGTGTCGCGGTTGCGGCCGTTCTCCAGGTCACCGATCAAGCCACGGCTGACGCCGGCCTTGCGCGCCAGATCTTCCTGACGCCACTTGCGGCGCACGCGCTCCGCCCGTATTCGTTCACCTCGTCCATTCATCACTCCATTTTCTGGCACAGGTGCGACGCGATGGCATCTTGACGCGACGTGATGCCGTCTTTATTGGACGCAAAAAAGCCCGCACTTGGCGAGCTATTGGTAATTGAGGCTTGGTCTTAGTTGACGTGGGTGGCGATGAAATACGTAGCTGCGACTAGGGCAGTCCCCACGGTGACGAACAAGCTTGTAACGTAGGTCACTAGCTTCCATGTCTGGGCGTTGATTTCCTTGTGCAGGTCGGCGCGAAGAGATCCAATCTCGCCAGTTAAATCTTCCTTGGTGGCCATGGTGCGCTCGATGACCGTAAGACGCGACTCAACCCCAGCGAGACGGTCACGGGTGGTTTCAGTAAGGGTTTCGAGCTTCGATACGCGGGCATCCATGTCTCCATTATGAGGGGGGCCGCCCCCACCTGCAAGTTGACCAACTTTTGAGATCAACTCACATTTTCGAGTTTGGAAATCAGACACGTTAGAGCTCTCCATTTCGCCTCCGGACAAGATCATCGGAGAACAGCTCGGCTCCTTTCATCAGCCCATTGATGACGGAACCTAACTCCGCCCTCACCTCTTCGGGGATATCCCCTCTCTGGGTCATCCCATACAAAACATCCGTATGGGTGAGTACATTCATTACGAATGCTGAGGATGCCAACAATAGCTTGTCGAATTCACTTCTAACTTGGATTGTGTCCTGGCCCTCTTCCATGATCACTCCCCCGTATGGTTGCCAAGAGCCCCATCCAAATCATCTTGATAACGAGCAATTTGCTGAATCAATGTTTCTAGCGTCTCTTTGCGAGCATGGGGTATTCCTGCTTGGTCATCACTAAGCAGCTGCATCACTTCATCGCGTAGCTCTCCAACAACACTATTCAACAATGCTGCCTGCAGCTTTACATTTTCGAAATCAGCCATTGCATCCTCCAGTTCACTCAAACTCTTTGCAGTTGTTGTCCTTCATGCCGTTTTGGACGTAGCGTTCCTGCCACTTGAGGTCACGGTCCTTTGCGCCGTTGTAACCCTGGCTACGCTCCTCGGCATTGTCATCGCGCCAGCTCTTGTAGAACTTGCACTTGCGCTGGTGATCCTTCTTGTCGGCATCCTCTATCGCGTTGCGGTACTCGTTTCTGGCCTGCTGCCGTAGGCGGTCGTTCTCTTTCCGCGCTTCGCGGTTCTGCCGTAGCCGTTCCTGCCGCTGGATGTCGCGGCTGTCGTATTCCATGTAGCCGCTGTCCAGCGTGTGGTGCCGCACCGATCCACTACAGGCCACGTCCGAGTAAGTCACCTTCCCGTCCGCTCCCACGCATTTGAAAATCGCGTGGGCCGGCGCCGCGGCGACGAGGCCCAAGGCGGCCACAACAAGGGCTTGCTTCAATTTGCTCAATGGCATGGCCTTCCCCTTCATTAATTGACAATTGCATTTTATGACGTTTGCCCATGGAAAACATTAAGCACACAGTTGCACTTTCCCAACAGTATTTTGCTCTGCGCTAAATTTTTTTTGCATAATGTTTAGCACGCTGCTAAATTTTACTCACCAGCCCAGACCAGCGGGCAGCCAGCAGGCCAAGAGCCTGTCCTACACCGACACCGGAAAGCCAAAGCGGTTGCGAAGAGCGAAGCGCAGGTGAACAGCAAGGGTCGGTTCAGCGGATGAAGCGTGATAGCGCGGACGCGGGGATCAGATAAGGACGGATGATGTCGAGCCGCCGTCCTCGTGGTCGCCACTGGGCGCGGCGCTGATTGGTGGAAGATCTTTGATGGCCGCTTCGAGAGAGGCGGCAGACTGAAGCAAGCTTTGATTAAGCCTGCTTCAGTCTGGCGGAATGATCAAAAAAGCGGGGTGAACGAAGCCTTTTCACAAGGCGGAGAAACCTCCGATGCTTCAACAACCATTGTGAAGCGCTCTGTCGATGGGCTCAGTGAGAGCTCATCTCCAAAAACCTTGTAGTTGAGGTCGTTGACTGTGATCGACCACTCTTTACCCGTTAGTTCCTGGAGCGCGCTAGCGAACGCTTTTTCTATGGCGCGCGGTGATATTTCTTTAATCGAGGCCTTTTCCATGAAAGTTACCCAAGAGTTGGTAGAGCTGACTTTGTCTCGCTTTGCTGTGCTTTTCCCTGTGCCGGAGCACAGCAAAACACCTGAATTGGTCCAGATATGGTACGGCCTTTTCAATGACATGGGGATCGAGGTTTTTAGCGCGGCATGCCGAGACTGTGCCATGGAGCTGAAGAGCTTCCCGTTGCCGGCTGATGTGCATCGATTTGCCGGGGCGTACTAAGTGGCAAGCATGATTTGCTCAAAGCGAACTCAGCAGGTTGCTGAGCAGGCCTAGAGACATTAGTTCAACCTTAGGGAGCGCCCCATTGATTAAGCATGAATTCTGTAACTTCATCGCTAAGGGTCGACCAAGCAGCATTTGTTATTTCAGCTACGAAAATCCTATCTCTGGGGTGCATTACCAATTTTATGCTATCTCGGGCCTCAATGTAGTTGAGCTGACTCCTTACAAACCAAACCGACTCCTGTATATGGGCCCATGAACCCAAAGACTTGATGACGAAATTTACCTCTTCAGAGTTGGTGTCAGGAGCCACAAGATCGTAGGTGATGAGTAGTTTGTTCATGGCAAGCCTTTGCGATGGAGGTAAGTGGCGCAGACAATTAACGCCCTTGTCATATCATAGCAAAGCCAAGTCTTCTCGTAGTCACCCCTCAGTTGATTAATTGAGCAGCAAACAGGCGAGAGCGGCCTGCACAAGAACGGCTTCAGGGGCCAGCGTGGCCCCACCTAACACCCCGTTGCCCAGCCACCGCGCTGGGCTTTTTTATTCCCGAGGAGGTTGTATGCATGCACTGAAAGTAGACATGGCACCGCGGGTGGTAGCCAGCAACACCGAACTGCCGGCGGTGCGCATGGGCGCCTACGTGATCGAGCTGCAGCAACCCCGGACTCGCATTCGCCGGACTCAGGACGTTGTCCAGCGCGACCTCGACGCGGCCCTGGCCACCGCAGCGCGGCTGAACCCCGGCTTCCTGATTTCTGGCTGGCGGCCGGCGGCTGGCCGGCAATGATTCGCGCCGCCGCGTTCTTTACCTACCGCATGGTCGCGCTCTTCGCGGCCATTGTTCTTCTCTCCATGGTGATCCCCAAATGAAACTCGAACACATCGCCGGCGACCCGGCGCTGATCCAGGCCGCCGGCCTGATCGCGGCTTTTGCCGAACGCATCAACGGGCATTTTGAAGGCATGCAGCCCCGCCCCTCCGCGACCATCCGTCACGCCGGCGGCGGCCTGCTGCTTGACATCACCGCGCCGTGGGAAGGTGGCGGCACGATGTCGCGCTCTATCAGCAAGCTGGACTGGGAAGAGGCGGACCTCCTGGGCGAGCTGCTGCGCGTGGCGCTGAGCCGCAGCATGGAGCGCACGATTGCGCGCCGGCATGAGCTGGCCCGGTCCTGGGTCGAGGCCGCGGCCCGTAGTATGGCGGCGCCTGCCACGGCTTCGCGGCGTGAGGATGACGGCAGCGCGCCGGCGAACTGGCAACGAGTTGAGGATGCGGCGTGATGGTCGACTTAGTAAAGATGCTTTCCCATCGCAAGGGTGATGGCTGCACATACCGGCCCAACGCAGGTGAAGTCTGCTTGATCTCTGGCCCGAACTGCGACAACGAAGAAGGCTACACCTACTTGGAGGTGGAAATTCTCTGGAAGGACGAGCTCTTTGTTGTCTACCGCCACAAAAACTGCTGGCCGGTAGTCAACAAATGGGAGCACATCAGGGCCAAGCCGATCCAAGACGAACAACACCATGGAAGTGATATCGCGTGATCAGCCACAACACCCAACTGCGCGACTACCTGATCACCGCCCGGCAGGCTCGGTCCAACGAACTGGTGCCGAAGGTCCGCAGCGCGCCAGATTCACCCGAACTGCGCCGCCGGCGCGACGACGCCTGGGAACGCCGCATCGCCCGCGAACTCGCCGGCAATGATCCGATCACCGACAAGGCCGCCTAAGTGGCCTTTTTTACGCCCTCTGGGCGAGGAGGCATAGCATTGACCGCAATATCCCGCGATGAATGGCTTGCGCTGCGCAACACCGGAATCGGCGGCAGCGACGCCGGGACGGTGCTGGGCGTGAACCCCTACAAGACTCCCCTGCAGCTGTACCTGGAGAAGCGCAACGAGCTGGAGCCGGACGACATTGGCGCCAAGGATGCAGTCCATTTCGGCAATGTGCTGGAAGACGTCGTGGCGCAAGAGTACAGCCGCCGCACCGGCCGGAGGGTTGAGCGCTGCAACACCATGCTGCGCCATCCTAAGCATGACTTCATGCTGGGCAATCTCGACCGGCTGGTATGGGAAGGCGACAAGCGCCCGCAGCACCGCGGCGAGATCCGCACGCGCCATCTGCTGGAATGCAAGACCGCGCTCGGGCGCTTCATCGACAAGTCAGCCTGGGGGCCGGATGGCTCCGACGAGGTGCCGATCACCTACATGGCGCAATGCCAGCATTACCTGGCAGTGACCGACGCCGAGCAGATCGATTTGGCTGTCCTGTTGTCCGGGCCTGAGTTTCGCATCTACCCAATCCGGCGGGATGACGATCTGATCGCCGCGATGATTGAGCAAGAGGCTGAGTTCTGGGAGCAGGTGAAAAGCGGCCGCGCGCCGGCGATGGACTATGACCACGCCTCAACGCCCGACCTGCTGGCCAAACTCTACCCCGGCACCGACGGCAGCGAGATCGTTTTGCCCGACGGCGCGCTGCACTGGCAGCAGGTCATGGCCGAAGCCAAAGAGCAGGCCAAGCATTATGAGGGCGTGGCCACCGGCGCCAAGAACCACCTCCTCCACCTCATGGGCAACGCCGCGATTGGCAAGCTTTCTGACGGGTCGCAGTTCACCCGCAAAGCCATCTCGCGCGGCTCTTACACCGTTGACGGCGTTACCTACATGGATTTCCGCTACAAGAAGGCCAAGGAGCAGGCAGCATGAGCGCCCTGATTGAACACGAAAGCATTGCCGAAGTGCCGACATTCCACGGTCACCAGACGTCCACCTCCGCATTGGTTTTGGATGATGGCAGCCTTGACCGCATGATGCGCCTGGCTGAAATCATGGCCAGCGGCAAGGCTACTGTTCCGCAGCACCTCCGGAACAACCCAGGCGACTGCTTGGCCGTCGTGATGCAGGCCATGCAGTGGCGAATGAACCCTTTTGCCGTTGCCCAAAAAACTCACTTGGTCAATGGCGTGTTGGGTTACGAGGCTCAGCTGGTGGCGGCCGTCGTCAATACCAGCGGGGCAACCAAAGACCGGCTGAACGTTGAATGGTTTGGCAATTGGGAAAAGGTCATCGGCAAATTCGACATCCGCAAGGGGGAGAAAGGCGAGTATCGCGTCCCCGGCTGGAAGATGGCCGATGAGGAAGGCCTTGGAGTTCGGATCTCGGCAACCATCAAAGGCGAGGCAGAGCCGCGCGTTCTTGAATTGCTGCTGGCCCAGGCGCGAACCCGTAACTCAACGCTTTGGGCGGACGACCCGAAACAGCAATTGGCTTACCTCGGCGAAAAACGTTGGGCTCGCCTGCATGCCCCTGATGTGTTGCTTGGCGTTTACACCCCGGACGAGCTTGAGCCTTCAGCGCCGGCGGAGCGCGATATCACTCCACGCTCTGAAGCCACGAAGGAAGCGCCACGCACCCGCGCGGATCAGCTCAAGCAGCGCCTGGCATCCAAGCCTGCACCGGCAGCCCTGCCCGCCCCGAGCCTGGATGACGTTTTGCTTGCCATCAGCACCGCCGGCGGCCGGGCGCAGATGCAGGCCGCGAAGGAGATGGCCGGCCAGCTGAGCGAGCAGGACTACGCCGTCGCCGCGAAGCGCTACCAGCAACGCGTCGATGAATTGCGCGCCCAGGCGGCGCCGGCCACCAGTAGCGCCAGCGGCTTTGATCTCGATGGGTTCAAGAACAAGCTGGCCAGCTGCAACGACATCGACACCTTGGACGTGATGGCCGCCGATGCAAGCAGCCTTGCAGATGGCCCGCAACTGGACGAAGTCAGCCGGCTCTATGCGGCGCGGCGCGCCGAGCTGGGAGCCTGACCATGGCCCGCCCTTCTCTCAGCAGCCCCATTCACCAACTCTACACCGCCGACCAGTTCCGCCAGTTGCTGGCCAGCGCGGTTGCCAACGCTGCCGGCCGGCCGTGGGACGAACAGTTCATCAGCGACCTGGCGCAGCGCTACCAGCAGCACGACCAGGAAATGCTGATCAGCATCCTCCAGCGGCACCAGCTGACGCGCATCGCCGGCGCATAGGAGACAAGCCATGTCATTGGCTTTTTACAAAAACCTCTCGCTCTTCCACATCCTGGGCGGCCGCTCCATCGTCCGCCTGGACATTGAGGAGAGTCTGGGCTTCCTGAAGTTCGCGCCACCCAGCTCGCTGCAACTCACCAGCACCGGCTTTGTGAATCCGCTGACGTTGCAGCCTGATGACGAGCTGACCTATGCGGCCAACCAGTGCGTATTTTTCGCCCTGCGCACCGACGAGAAGCAGATCCCCAAGGCGGCACTGGATCAACTGGTCGCGGCGAAGGTGGCCGAAGTCGAAGAGAGGGAGCAGCGCAAGGTCGGCAAGAAGTGGCGCCGCGAATTGCAGGAGCAGGTTATTGAATCTGTACTGCCAACCGCCCTGCCCAAGCAATCGCTGTTGCGCGGGTACTTCGACCTCCGCCAGCGGCTGCTCGTGGTGGACTCCACCAGCGCCAGCAAGCTGGACGAACTGACTGGGGCTCTGACCAAAAACCTGTTCTTAAACTCCGGAAACGGCATCAGCTTCCTGGGCTTGAAGGTCGAGCAGAGCGCGGCGGACGAGATGACGCGCTGGGTCAAAGAGGGTGAAGCGCCATTCGACAGCTTCACCATCGACGACCAAGGCGAGATCATCAAGACCGGAGACGACGCCGGCGCCATCCGCATCGCTCACCTCGACATGCTGGAGCCGGACATCATCAACCTGCTCTGCCCTGGCCGCGCCGTGAACAAACTGGGCCTGACGTGGGACAGCCGGATCTCCTTCGTCATCAGCGCGCAGTTCCAGTTCAGCAAGCTGGCCTGGGGCGAGGCGGTGCAACTACGCATCGCTGAACAAGGCGCCGAAACCGTCGAGGATCACCGCGACGCCAGCATGACGATCATGACCGGCGACGTCCGTGAACTGGTCTATCGCACCGGCGAATGCTTCGGCGGCATCAAAGTGCCAGACGAAGACGAGAAGAACCCGCGGCAGATCGAGCAAGAGCCCGTGTCCTATGACGGTGGTGACGCGCTGGTCAGTGAGGCCCTGCGCATCGTCACAATGACCGGCAAGGCCAGCATCAGCCACCTGCAGCGCAATCTGCAGATCGGCTACAACCGCGCCGCGCGGCTGCTGGAGCATTTTGAATCCGTCGGTGTGGTCAGCCCGATGGACGCCAGCGGCAACCGTGATGTCCTGATCGCAACCGAGAAGGCCGCCGCATGATCCGCCGCTTACCTAACTCACTGCGCCCCATCCTGATGCTGTTTCGGGACGGGGTTGTTTTTGGCGCGGGTGCCGTCGCCGGTGGTGCCGGCGTCGTGTCCCTCCTCCTCATATTTCAGTTCGTCGCGGAAGCGGCGGGAAAGTAAGACTATGACTTTAGCTCTCGTCAATTGGCCGGAACCCGCCGGCCAAACCGGAAGCGATGCCGGCTATATCGAGCGGCTGCAAACCGCATACCGGGACTTAAAACGGGACAACGAAAAGCTGGCGCGCGGCATCACGACCGCAAGCGAGAACGCCGCGCGGCACTTCGCCGCCCACGCCCAGATCCAGCGCGAGCTGGCCCTCGCTCAAGCCCAGGCGGCTGCAATTGCGGCTGACTTCGAAATGGAGCGGGCGAACAGCGAGCGCCTGGCCGCCGAGGTTTCCGAGTTGCAGAAGCGCATCGGCATCCTTGAACAGGATGTCGAGCTGCGCGACCAGCAACTGGAAGCGCGCGATCTGGAGTGCGACGAGTTGACCCATGCACTTTCGATTGCCAAGTTGCGGCCCTCCAGTCGCAATAACGTGATCGACCTGCTGCGGAACGCTGCGTGATGGCCGGCAAATACAACCCGCGCAAAGCAGCCGAGCGCGCGGCCCGGCTGACGGACAACTGCACGTCAAACACGGTCGCGCGCGTCATCGCACAGGTCAACACCATGACACCCGGCCGGCAGTCTGGGCTGATGATGACCCGGGAGCAGATCGAGACCCACAGCATCGGCATGCTGGCTGCGCTGGACCAGCTAACCCAACGCTGGGACAGCTTCGCGTTCCGCTGCCTGAGCAGTTGGTATCGGATCGCCTACTACACCGCCCACAACCTCAGCCGGCCGGATCTCGACAAGCTGGCGCGCGGCGCCCGCTGCGCGCTGTTCGACCTCAGCAACGACGGCATGCAACCGGTGATGCGCCCCAATCAATACCGCATCCTCCGCGGCATGGTGCTGGCGCTGATCAACGCCTTGCCCTTCGTGCCGGCCAAGCTGATGGACGTCATGCAGCAGCAAAGCCGAGAACAGTTCGAGCACGACGTCGCGCCGGAGTGGTACGACGCTCCGGCCTGGGCGCGTGACGCCGTGGTCAAGGTGATCAACGGCGCCAGCATGGCCGCAGCGATGCAGCGGCACGACCTGGGCAACCGCGAAGCGCGCGAACAGGTGATCACTCTCGGCATGGCAGCGCACGCGATGCTGCACGACAGCACCACGCCTATTCCCGAAACCCTCCAGGCTCTCCGCAGTCTGCGCCGGCAGCTGTTGCCGGTTATTGAGCGCTTCAACCGCGGCGACTACCTGCCCGAACCCTTGAGGGCTGCGGCCTGATGTCGATTGCAGCCCACCGCCGCCGCATGTGGATTCGTGCGGCACTGAACAAACTGGCCCGCCAAGCGCGGGCCTTGTCATTGGAGCAAGCCCAAATGGAAGAAGCGGACGTGCAAGCCTGGCGCCGGATGAACCCCGGAGCGCCCATCAACCAACAGCCCCCCAGCCAACAGAAATAAGGAGTGGCCATGTCGTCTTTCGCCATCATCAAACAGCCCCGCGAAATCCGCCGCAAGCTCGGTCTGAACCAGCAAGAGTTCTGGAGCCGCGTCGGCGTTACCCAATCCGGCGGCAGCCGCTACGAGAGCGGCCGCAACATGCCCAAGCCGGTGCGCGAGCTGGTGCGCCTGGTCCACATTGAGCAGGTCGATCTCACCGCGGTGACGCGCGCAGATATGGAAGTCATCGCGCTGCTGAAAGCCGAGCACCCCGATCTATACAAGAGCCTGCGCAAGGCGGCAAAGACCCGTGCCGAGGCGGCGAATCAGGACCAGCAGGAGCAGGCAGCATGAGCTCGCTCTCCATCATCGACGTGATGAAAGCCCACCCGGCGGCCATGTCCATGCAGTCGCTGGCCGACGCCATGGGCATCGAGCGCAGCGAGGCACGCCGCCAGGTGCGCGATCTGACCGCCGTCGGGACCGTCAGCCCGGTGAAAGTCGGCAATGAAACCCACTACCGGCCGACCGATCATGTCTATGCCGTGGCCGAGCCGGCGCCGGAGACGGATACCGCCACCGCCGATCAGCTGACGGCTGCGCGCGACCGCGAGCAGAAGCTGGCGCGCCAGGTGGACGAGTTGAGTCAGCGGCTGGCCCTGGTCGAGCAGGAGCGGGACAAGCAAGCCGGCCTTGCAGAAGAAGCGCTGCAGCTTTGCCAGGAACAGGTAGACCGGCTGGCGCAGCTAGAATGCAACGCCGCTGCCTTGGGCTTCTCCCCTTCGGCCGGCATCCCGCTTTTCGACTGGCTTGAACTGTCGCTGGCGGAGCTCGTCCACGAGACGGCCAACATGCAGGCGCTGCAGAGCCAACTGGCCCAGACCCGGAACCTGAACCGCGGCTTGCGCCTGGCGCTGGAACTCAACCCGACGGAGCGCGCGGCGCTGGCCGAGTGTATCGCGCCGGCGGTAGAGCAAAAGGCCGCTTAATCCTACTCGCTGAGGATACTTGCCTAGGTATGTTCTCGAGCGCAGAAGTCGCCAAATTGCTCTGTCTCAGCATCGAATCCGCCCGGCTGATCTGCACAGACGCTGTCAACGCCGGGCTGTTGCAGATCGTGCGGCGGAAGCGGCAGCTCAAGATCTACAGGAAGGCTTCAGGTCGCCCAGTCCTTGATCAGGTCTCGCAAGAGTAGGGACGCGACCCTGACAAAGATTTCTCGAACAAGATCTAAAGCGAATTTACGTCCGTTTCGTTTCACGGAGTTCTCCTTTCTGGATTTGAAGGCAGGCAGGAAGCTCGATTTTCACGAACTCTCTAATAGTGCGGGTCAATCCAAAAAGGAGCCTCTTCATGAACGAAGACGACCTCGCGCTGTGGCGCCGGCTCAATCCCGGCGCACCGATCAACCAGCCGGCCAACCTTGGTTGATGCCTGTTGCATATCCGTTGACGCGGCCATAGGATTGAAGGCCATTCTTTCTTTAGGGGTCACGAATATGGGAGTCGCTGTTTTTACTGATACTCAAGGTGGCCAAGTGCTGGTGGTGCCTCAGAATGTTCATGTTGCGAAGGAGAGCGGTTCGTCCAGAGCGGGCGCCGTTATTTACTTCAATGATTCTAAAGAAGGCCTTCATGTCAAAGAGTCAATTGATACCGTTCTAACAGAGCTCAGAAAGCATTATTGACAACATCCCCGTGCCCGTGTGAGTGGGCATTTTCAGTTCAGGCCCATGATGGGCCTTTTTTATTGGAGCCCGCATGAACCCGCAACACCTGCACGACATGCCCGACACCGGCGCCGCCCTGGCCGGCCTGAACGAAGCCCACGCAAGTGGGCTTTTTAACGCCGATAGCAACAGCATCGCCGGCCTGTTCGTCTTCGAGATGAACGACTGCGACTGGGTGGTGGCCCGCAGTAAAGACGAGGCTCTCCATTACTACGACCGCATTTTCGTTCCTGAGGATTCCGAGAGCGTTAAGGAGTTGTCTGGCGAGCAGCTGGACGGTCTGAGCTACTTCATAGAGGACAGCGGTGGCGCTGTAGTTTCTTTCCGCCAACGCCTGCAGGAGATCGTGGACAACGGCGAGGAAGTGCCAGACCTGTTTGCATCGACGGAGTTTTAACCATGAACCCTCTAATCCAATTGGCCGAAGAAGTTGAGCGGGCGGCTAGTACAGACTGCAGCCCCGAGTGCATGTCCATCGCAATTACTGCGCTCATTGCCGGTGCAAAGCTTGCCGCCAAACAGCACCAGGAAGAATCCGAAAAATGGCAGTGGCTGCTTCACGACAACCTCGCCGCGATGCAAGCCGCGTGGATTGAGTGGAAGCACGGAGAAGGTGCCGAAGGCGCTATGGAATGGATCGAGAACACCCTTGATGGTCCGGACCTGATCCCCGGCGAGGACGCGCCGAACAGCCAGAACGCCCAGGCTTGGTACGACACCAACTGCTCGCAAGCGCTGAGGAAGGCCCCATGACCTCGCAGCCAGTGGCCGCCTTGTTTGTCCGCGCCGACAGCGTCTACAAGCAGATGGTCGGCGTGGATGCTTGGGATGCAGAGCGAGATGCCAGGGTCTGGCCGGGCGGCTGCCCTGTTTTCGCACATCCCCCTTGCCGTGCCTGGGGCCGGCTGCGGCAGTTTGCAAAACCTCGCTCGGGTGAAAAGGAGTTGGCGCTCTTTGCTCTGCGGCAAATCCGCCAATTCGGTGGCGTGCTTGAGCATCCGGCGGAAAGCTCACTGTGGAATGAGGCGTTTCTACCAAAGCCTGGTGAGTTTCAAGACGAGTATGGTGGCCGGAGTATTGCAGTCGAGCAGTTTCACTGGGGGCATCGCGCCGAGAAAGCGACGTGGCTCTACATTGTTGGCTGCGCGCCGCGTGACTTGCCGCCTATCCCGTTCCGCCCGGGCAGCCCAACCCACTGCGTCCGTCCCACGAAGTCTTACCCTCGGTTGCCATCCATAACTAAGGCCGAGCGTGAACACACGCCGCCGGCGTTTGCTGAGTGGCTCGTCCAGGTCGCACAGCTCTGCGCAAGGCAGAACGAAATGGCCGCCGCATGACCGGCTGCTGGGTCCACACCGGCTATCGAGATGGCCGGATGGTAATTCGATGGGTCGCCGCGGCGGCCCAATTTCATTGAGAGGCAAACATGGCAGTCATTCACGTTGTCAGCGTCAGCGGAGGCAAGGACTCGACGGCCACGCTCAAGCTTGCCGTTGACCGCGTTGGCCGCGAAAACCTCATTGCCATTTTTTGCGACACCGGCAACGAGGATCAAGCCGTCTACGACTACCTCGACTACCTCGAAGAGTTGTTCGGCATCCGCATCGTTCGGCTGAAAGCCGAATTCAGCGAGCAGATCGCGCAGAAGCGGACGTTTGTAGCCGGCGACATTCGACCGGGCCGCGAGTACGACACGCAGCCGGTGTTCGATAGCGAGCGTCGGCCCGTTTGGGCAAGGGACGGCAATGGCCGGTTGCGGTTTGCACTCAAGAAAAACCGCGGCGCACCTTTTTGCGCATTGATCCAGAAGTCAGTCCGGGTCGGCGGCGGCCGGCGTGTGCGCTGGAGCAATAAAGCAAAGCGCCGGGCTTTGGCCGTGCTCCACCCCACCGGCAACCCCTTTCTTGACCTCTGCCTGTGGAAGGGGCGTTTCCCTAGCCGTAAAGCGCAGTTCTGCACTGAAGAACTCAAGCGGAACATGGCTGTTGCCTTCCAGCTGGACCTGATCGATACAGGTCACCGCGTAATCAGTTGGCAGGGCGTGCGTCGAGATGAAAGCCGAGAGCGTAGCGACGCAAAGAAAATGGAGCGCATCGGCCCAGCAATGTGGGCTTTCCGGCCGCTGGTGGAGTGGAGCGCGGGCGATGTCTTCAGCTACTGCGCTGACCACAGAATCAAGCCGAACCCTCTCTATCTAGAAGGCTGCGATCGCGTTGGCTGCATGCCGTGCATCAACGTCAGCAAAGATGAGTTGCGAAACACAAGCCAGCGCCGAGAGGGGCACATCGCCCGCATTGCAGGCTGGGAAATCATTGTTGGCCAGGCCAGCAAGCGCGGCGCAGCGACATTCCTACCCGCTCCAGGCGACACCCGGACGGCGGTTGACCGCGGGAACATCTGGCAACGTGTTGAATGGAGTCGGACGACTCGAGGAGGCCGGCAGTACGACTTGCTGGGAGATATCGACGAGCCGACCACATGCGCCAGCTCATACGGGTTATGCGCGTAATCAACACACGGGGCCGCACACGCGGCCCTTACTTATTGGGAGTGAGCATGAAAGAACGCCCGATTTTGTTCAGCGGCGAGATGATCCGCGCCTTATTGGCCGGCACCAAGACGCAGACGCGGCGGGTCTGCAAGAGCCAGCCTTACAGCAATGGCATCAATTTCATTGGAAACGACTTCCTTTGCCACAACGACTATCTGCCACCCAGCGCCATGCTCATGGACATACGGCGCGGCCGAGTCGAATACACGACGTCCGATCTTGAAGGGTGGGAGGTCGAATGCCCCTACGGCCAGCCAGGCGACCGGCTGTGGGTGCGGGAGGCGTGGGCCTATGGCATTCACGCACTCTCTGCTGAGCGCGATGAAGACGGCCCGTTTGTATACGCCGCGGATGGCACAACACAAGGTCGCCTGTGCGATCGCTGGCGCCCCAGTATCCACATGCCGCGGGCTGCATGCCGCTTAGTGCTGGAGATAACCGACATCCGCGTTGAGAGGCTGCAGGACATCACCTTCGCTGATGCGCAGGCCGAAGGCTGGCCGAGTACGGTAGACGGCAATCCCAACCCTTACGACCCAATCACATGGTTCAAGCTGCTATGGGTAGAGCTCTACGGCGCCGGTAGCTGGGATGCGAATCCGTATGTGTGGCAAATTTCGTTCAAGAAAGTGGAGGCGTGAGGATGCACACACCGGAACCGTGGCGCGTGGGCGAAACCTACGACAACGATGGCCACTTGGAAACCGTCATCTCGGCAATGGGTGGCCGAGCATCCGTCGCTATTGCGTTGGACTTCGGTGCCAACAATCCCGAAATGAGGAACGCGAACTGCCGTCGCATCGTGGCATGCGTCAATGCACTGAAAGGCGTCTCGACTGAAGCGCTGGAAGACGGCGGCCAGATTCGCCTTGCCGTTGATAAGCAGGTAGCGAAGAAGCTGGCAGAGCATTCACAACTACTCGCCGCGCTCGAAAACTTGCTGGACACCGTAAAAGGCCAAAAGCCGGGGGCGTTTGCCGATGCCGAACGCCAAGCACTGGCCGCAATTACCGCGGCAAAACCCGAGTAAGGAGGCGTGACAATGCAACAGAACCTGATCGACGCGGCGCGCGCTGTTATCGCAGCAGACCGCGCCGGCGAGCTGACGGACGAACTGATCACCGCGCTGGAAAAGGAGTTGGCGCCGACCGCGGACACGAAGCCGGCCGGCGAGCCGGTGGCGTGGCGGTACACCCGCTGGGTAAATTCGGAAGAATTGGCTGCTGCTGCAGCGCGTGGCCTTATTGCACTGGCGCAGGCCGTCTCTATCGCCATGGACGACAGCGAAGAGCGGCAAGGCGATGAAGGCCGCGTTCACCTGATCGACTCCGACAATTTCGACGAGGTGTGCAATGCGCTGGAAGCCTTGGAAGGACTGCCGGACGACAAGCCTGGCCACACCCTCGGCCCAGCCGGTAAAGCGGAGTGGGCGTTGCGCGGCCTTCTCACCCGCGAGGAGAAGCAACATGACTGATCTGGAAAAGCAACTTGATGCCCTCCCCGATTGCGTCATTGAAGCAACGGCGGAGGCCATTGGCGGCGCGGTGGATTGCTTGCGCGTGTGGGATGCATGGCGAGTTGGCACCATGAGCGCAGATGATTTTGTATCTGTAGCCGACGACGGCGAACGCGTGGCCGAAATAGCGCGGGCGGCGATCACGGCATACCTGAAATTTTCCGCAGAAGCCGCGCAGCAATCGACGCCTGCCGTGAAAGAGAGCTGGATCGACAAAGTGATGGAGCAGGCGCAGGTATTTGCCAGCGCAGAAGAGAAAGGGGGCGAGTGATGGGGGAAATTCGGATCAATACGGCAGTTAGGATTACTGCCACGCTGCAACTGACAGAGGGGCAACTTCGCGCGCTTGATGCGCTTGCAGGCTACGGCGACGATGCGTTTCTGAGAGCCTTTTACGTCAAACTTGGACAGCACTATATGCAGCCTTTCGAGCGCGATTTGCGCGAACTTTTCACCATGATACGCGACAGCGTGCCGGATGCACTGCGCGGAGTGAAGGAGGCCAAGGAAAAACTAGGCCTGCCAGAATCCTCCGGGCGCTGGGTGAAGAAAGGGGGCAAGTGATGGCGTGCGAGCACTGCACCGCGCCGCCGGACAACGAAGGCATGCCGGATGCTGATCTGAACGCTCAGCAACTCATTGCAGAACTTGGGCCGGCAAGCGAAACCATCGACACATGGCCGGCGTGGAAGCAAGCGCTCGTTGCCAGTCGAAGCGGAGGTAAACCCGAATGAAAACCGCAGTTGAGCAAGGCGCGGCGCTGGTTGGCCGCGAGGTCAAGATTGGCCGGCGCCAGGGCAAGATTGAAGCCGTCCGCAAGGGTCGGCCGCTGACCGACATTTACACCGAGGCGGTGGACAGCGACACCGTTCAGTTCCAGCTGCGGCTGTCGGGAGGTCGCACCTGGTGGAGCGATAGCTACCCGAAGAAGGAGAGCTAACATGCTGACTCCTGACGAGCTGGACGCAATACGCGGAGCTGCGGCAAATGGTTTTGTAATGTCGCAAGCCATCATTTCCCACATCGACGCTCAGGCCGCGCGCATCGCCGAGCTGGAGCAGGACGCGGCGCGGTACTTCCGCCTTCGTGACGGAATTGTCGCCCATGCCAAAGGGCTTGAGCACTACGTCGGAAATGCCGTTGGCGAGGTGCTGGCCAGAGGCCTGCCAACAGAGCAGATGCTAGATGGCATTGACGCGGCCATCGACGCCGCAATGTCCACCTAGGCCGCCACCGAGCGGCCTTAATTTTGAGGTGACGATGATCCCCGATCAACGTGTTATCCAGCTTGCCGGCGAGCACGGGCTCGCGTTGTCCGGTGCCGGCTTCCAGGGCACCCGCCACGCCCTCCTCCAGACCATTCGCTCCGCAGTTGCCGAGTCGGTCCCTACCACGCCCTTCCATCTGCAGTTGGTCAACGAGATCCGCGACGAGTTGCTGGCCGCTAACGCGCGCGCGGCGCAGCTTGAGCGCGATATCCAGACCCTCCTCCAGATGACCTTCGGCGGGGTCCGCTGGCCGGAGGGGCAAGACGCCGCGGCCGTTGCCTACTACATCGCGCAGATGCGGCAGCAAAACATCCTGGGCGTTGACCAGCTGAAACCCGGCAATCGCTATTGGGCACGCTGCGGCCCGCCGATGAAGTGGGCGCTGATCGATGTCAGCCACTTGGAAGGCATCAAGTATGGAATGAAGGGCTGGGAGTTTGTCGGCCCCGTTCTTCCACCTACGGTTGGCACGGTAGTTTAGTGCCAACTGGAAACTAGTATTTGACTAATTATGAGACTGCTTCGGCGGTCTTTTTTATTTTGAGGGCAACCATGTATAGGTTCGTCACCATCGAAAGGTTTGCAGAGCAGACCGGATATACGCCGGTTGCCATCAGAACCAAAATCCGGGACGGCATTTGGAAGGAAGGTGTCGTTTGGAGGAAAGCGCCCGATGATCGGGTGCTGATTGACACGGAGGGTTATCAGGAATGGGTACAGAACGGGAGTACGACGGCGTTCGGGCCGCTTCGGCCTCAACGATCGAAATCGATTTCTACTATGCGGGAGAGCGCTGCAGGGAGCGGATCAAGCTTCAGCCCACCCCCGCTAATATGAAACGCGCGGCCCAACACCGGGCCGCCGTTTTGATTGCAATTGAGCAAGGTACTTTTGATTACGGAACGACATTTCCGAATTCGAAACGAGCCTCAACATTGGCGAGAGCGACTTCTGGCAAAATGTTGGCGAGCGACTATTTAGTTATCTGGCTAGAAAAGAAATCATTGACTATTAAGTCAAGCACAATAAATGGATATCGGAAAATAATTTACGGCCACTTAATTGCCATCCTCGGCAATGATTCATTGGCCGATGTTTCTCGAAGTTCTCTGAGGGATAAATTCTCCAACATCGCCTGCAAGAATAAAACCCTTGCCAATATTCAATCTGTCTTACGGGCCGCATTAACCGATGCACTTGAGGAGGGCTTAATAAGTTCCAATCCAATTGCAGATTGGACTTACCGAAAGGTCGAGCCACCGAAATTAAGCGATGATATCGATCCGTTCACCTCAGAAGAACAAAACCGCATCTTGCAAGCATGCGAAGGGCAAGCCCGAAATTTCATTCAGTTTGCTTTCTGGACTGGTCTGCGCACATCTGAAATAGTTGCGCTTGATTGGTCTGATGTCGACTGGACAAGAAAGGTTATCAAGGTCAATAAGGCCATAACCCAAAAGTCCGGGGAAGCTGAGGACACAAAGACCAGGGCGGGACGAAGGGAGGTGAAGCTTCTCGCCCCTGCTCTATCGGCGCTGATAGATCAAAAGCAATTCACCTATCAACAATGGGCGGAGATTTTCCAGAACCCGAACACGGGAGAACGCTGGACCGGAGACCAGCCAATCCGCAAAACGATGTGGACTCATGTTCTGAAGCTCGCCCATGTTCGTTACCGCTACCCCTATCAAACTCGCCACACCTACGCATCCATGATGTTGTCCGCCGGCGAGCATCCGATGTGGGTTGCAAAACAGATGGGGCACGCTGACTGGGGCATGATCAGGAAGACGTATGGACGCTGGATACCCTCCGAAGTCGACGATGCTGGCAGTAGAGCAGTCGCCATGTTTTGTAAGGAACCGGGAAGTGGTGAAGAGGAATAAAAATGGCCAGCGGTCTGTATTTGGTCAGCAATTCAAATCCTGCCTTTAATTTGCAAGGCTTTACGCGGGTTCGATTCCCGCCGCCTCCACCACAACACCATTTCATGACGCGTCATGAAAACTCAGAAACCCCGATAGCCCACGGCTTTCGGGGTTTTTTGTCGTTTTGAGCCACCCTTTTCGCAAGGCGCCCCAAATACGCAGCCAATCTATAATCCAATCGTCCTCACCCCCGCAAAGCGACCATGCCCCGCATGCTCCCAAGCTTGCCCGACAGCTTCCGGCTGCGACTGACCGCGCTGTTCGGCGCGCTGTTTCTCGCCACGGCGCTGCTGGCCGCGCTATCCCTGGACCACATGCTGAGCAGCCGCATCGTGCAAAACCAGGGCGAAGCCATGCATGCGCTGGCGGACAACATCGCCAAGGCTATCGCCGCCAATCTGCAGGAACGTTATCGCGAAGTCGTGCTGCTGGCTCAGACCCCCGCCTACGTTCGCGCGCCGCTGGACGGCGACGATCTGCGCAAAAGCCTGGAACGCACCAAACGCGCTTATCGCTACTATGCATGGATAGGCATTGCCGACCCTGAAGGCAATATTGTTTCCGCCACCAGCGGCATGTTGCAGGGCCAGAGCGCGGCCAAACGCCCCTGA